ACTAGAGGTTCGTGTTGTTATGATCCACTTGGCTTAAAATCACTAGGCTTCAAGATTTTAGTTTCATGGGTATCAAACACGGTAGCATTTTCTGTGGTACGAACGATTGTGAATTGCTTAACTAAACCGTTACCGTCCTCAAAGTCCCGACCTTTAACCGTCAAAGTGCGAGTATATGTCTTTGGGTTAATTTCGTCATCATCTTCATCATCAGATTCTGTGTATGAACCAGATGTCGCATTGAAGTATACGTCTAATTTCTTAGTCTTAGTGCCGTCTTCTGCGTCAACCGTTGTGATACGTTGAATGTCGAACGGCGCATAACTACCTGAATCAACAAAACCACCGTTGACCTTAGTGAAGCCCATTTGTAACATTTCATCATCAGAATATTGGTAGTTGTCAATTTCGATAGTCAACTTCTTTGGGTTTTGAAGCGTCATGTGTGTTCGAGCGTCAGCCTTAACGTCCTTTGAATCTTGGTCGATTGAGGGGTTGAACTTTGCCACACCAGTTGATTGAATACGAGTAGCTGTTTGCCCTGTTCCGCCAGAGGTTGCCACATTCTCAGTACCGTGTGTGATAGTTCGAGTTGCATATACCATAAATATTTCTCCTTTGTGTTTAAGTCATATCCTAATTGTATCATGTTATTAGAATTTTTGCAAGAATGAGTTACCTTGTTGTTTTCTGAATCTATCTAAAAAACCACGGCTTTTCCCTCGTTTGTTTACCGAGTTAACTACTTTCATGTAGCTGTCTATTGGTACGAGTTGCGCGGTGGACTTATTAGAATCAAGTCTCATTGTGGAGCGCATTCTACCTGTCTTGATTGGAGCGGTTGATTGCCAAGCCATAAGAGCCGAGTTGCCCGAGATCTTAGCCTGTTGTGCTACTTGGTCTCGTTTTTCTAGTATCTTGGCTGTCATGAGCTTTTTAGATAGATTACCCATGTCTGATAGCTTGATGTTCCTACTCACATAACCACCACCCTTTTAGTGAATGCTGTATAATCATTTAACTTATCATCGTATTCGGTTTCTGCAATTTGATTATAACCCAACATTGCAATTTCTCCAGTCACGTCAGAGTTGTTACTAATATACAGATTCAAGTTAACAGTCCAGAAATGGGGTCTAGCGTCTCCTTTTCCGTTTGTCATGGTGTAAGTTAAAACAGAGGTTTCGCCGTCTATTCCCTCCATGCCATTTTTAGTACCGTACCATGATAGCTCGGGCATAAATGATTTTAGTTCATCATAATATGGCTTCAATTTATCATCAAAAGAACTCATCTAACCACCTCCATACGTACACCATTTCTACCGTCAGGCATTTTGGCATTAATGATATAATTACGGTCGCCAATCACACGAACAGAATCAAACTCTTGGAAGTCTCGAATATTACCTTTAAATTTGATAATAGCTTCAAGTGTTTTGTTAGTGTTAATTTGATACCAGTTTTTTGCAATTATTTTCGGCTCTTCTCGGGTGGCAATAACACGCCTAGTTTTTGTCTTATCCCCGAGCTTATTATATAACTCGATTGTAATGTGTTTAGACCCCATAACGAATCGCCTCCTCCCACATTTGTAATTGCCCAGCGTGGTACTTATACAATGATTGACTTAGTTCGTCTCCGTACTCTTGCATAAATACATACTCCATTGCATATTCTCGAAGTGTGGCATTGTCGGGAGAAACTAAAACATTTTTATTGATTAGTTTTGCTTGAGTAATAGCCGTTGTTTCAAGAGCCGTTAATCGTTTAGACCAGTCGGCGTAAGTTTCATCGTCTAATTGTAGTAAATCTTGATAATCATAAATCATAGTGTAAATACCTCCTTTTGATATTATACCACAAAAAAAACACCTTGACTAGAAGATGTTTTTAGTAATCATTATACGGCTGGCGTAACCTTACCAGCAATTGCACGGTTTGGAGCTTGTAATGTACCAGCAACATAGGCACGTGATTCGATAATTTGTGAGTTCGTCATGATAGCGAAGTCAGACAACGTTTCGATACCTGAGCCAGAGAACAATAACAAGTATGCCTGTGGGTCGATAATCAAGAATGGTGTGTCTTCTGGTAAGCGTTGTGTACGAACTAACTTACCACCTAAGTCAAGAGTGCCTGTAAACATCGCAACCGACCAAGCGTCTCCTGATAATGCCAACTTAGCCCATGCGTTAGGAGAGATAAATACCACTGGAGAATCAGCTTCAACATGTGCCAACTCTGTGATAAGTGATTCCTTGAATTGAGCGCCTGTGAAGTCGGCTGGTAATTCGGCTGTCTTTGTCAAGCTGTCTCCCAAGATTGGACGAATAGCCGTGAAGTCAGTACCGTCTTCATTCTTAACGCCACCAACTAAGATAGCTTGTGAGATACGTTGCAAAACATACTTTGGTAATTCTGAAAGTACCCATTGCACCAATGCCCCAGCTTTAAGGAAAGTCATGTGGTCGAGACGTTGTAACTTATAAATAGCCTTAGGGAACAAATCACGAGTTTCGAGAACAGATTGTTGAATTTTCTTTTGCGCGTTTGTCTTATGTCCCCATGCACCGTCAGCATTTTCAGTGGTTTCGATTACGATTGAGCCAGGTTCTGCATTATAGATTGGTGTAAACTGTGAGAATACCTTATCAGCAAGAACAGCGTCCTCGATAGCCCCGATAATCTTCTTTGGTAAAATGTCGTCTTCGTTAACGTCCTGTGTCAATACAACACCGTTAGTTTCCAAGACTTCACGCCAAGATTCCTTAAATGTTTCTCCGTGACCCTTAGTTTCAAACGATAGACGTGCGTATAATTCGACCGCCTTATTTGATTCAATAAATGTTTCTGTCATAGGTTTCTCCTTATTTTATCAATATGTTAATTGTAACATGATATTATTTATTTTGCAAGTGATTGTTTGCGTAAATATGAACTTTCACGAACAGTCAAGTCACGAGAATTTGCTTTCTTTGCGATTGACAATAATTGAGCATTAACTTCTCGCAATGATTGGAGTTCCGCGTCTTTATTGTCTCCTGTTGGTTTATCGTCCGCAGGTTTATTATCATCATTAGAAGCGCCGTTATCCTTTGCAAACTTATCAAAGTCTGCTTTCAAATCTTGCACAGCTTTCAAAACATCATCAAGTGTTGCTTTTGGTTCGTCCTGTGGGTCTACTGCTGATTTCTTATCGTCTTCCATGTCGTCTCCTTTATTATCCTCGATTGCTTGTTTAACTAATTGGGCTGTTGCTTTTGGGTCTGCTGGGGTTGATGTTAATGATAACTCAATCAAATCAATAGAGTCGATATTACCCTCTGCGTCAATTCCGTCAGCTCCGAAGCCAATTGATACGAAGTTTGTACCGTTTTCGATACCCTCTAACAATAAGTCTCGGTCTGGCGCACTTTCGTAAATCTTAGCTTCATAATGTAAACCGTCTTTATCAACTGCTGTCATTGTAACACTACCAATTGACGGCTTTTCCCAATCGTGAGATAACAGCAACGGCACTTTTTGACCGATTACTGATTCCCCCGCTGATTCACTTACTCGAATACCTGAGCGTGTAAAGTCCAATGAGTTCGCGATACCTTGAAAAATACCGCTTTGCTTTTTAACTTCACTCGCTTGGGTTGTCGTTGTCAGTTTGATTACTTTCATCTGTGACTGTTCCTCCTGTTGCGACTTTGGCATTTAATTCTGGGTTATTTAAGATGACTGCATTTTTGTTACTGAAATATAGATTTCCATAACCGTCAGCAAAGTCTTCTTTACCTAGTGTACGCCTTATTTCGTCAGCTGTCAAGTACCCAGCGTATAATGCCTCTTTTGCCATTTTAGTAAACGATTCAAGAGTAGCAAACTGCATTAGGTCTAAAATAACTGATATTTTACCATTGTTAATATATGTGTCATAATCAACAATCTCAGAGTTTAAAAGCTCTTCCAATGCTCCGATTAATGGTTGTAATTGTTTAGCGTAGAATGCACGGTAGTCTTCCTCGTTGTAAGCGCCGTTTAACATCTTAGGCGAGATATTCATGTGTTCATAGATTAGAGTCTTCAAATCATTAAGCGCCACAGAATCAGGAGATGTTATATTATTTAAAACACTAGCCTCTTCATTTTCAAAAGCAAAGAACTTACCGTGTTCCTTAATCTGTTTATCAGCGGATCGTAAGCGGTTCTCCATACTTTGATTCATTTTTTCGGGGTCGGTTGAGTTTTCGCCTTTCAACTTAGACTTAATCATGATTGCTCCGTTTGTGTGAGCTGTTGACAATTTACTGATTAAGTCCGAGTATTGAGCAGTGAGGTTTGTTGGTAAAGATAACATCAACTGCCTATATTCAAACAGCTTATATCCCTTTTGATACGTTCGGCTGATTGAAATTGACTTAACGGCTTTTGCGTCCATTGGTTTTTCAATCTTATAATATACTTGTCCCGCTTTAAGTAGACCCATTGCAAACTCATAAAGTAATTGGTTACCTGTTTGTTTGTCGTTTGGGTTTAGATTGAGTAGGTAGTCGAGTCGTTGTGAGTTAGGTACATTATCAAACACAAACTTAACTTTTGTGAACTCGATAGCAATGAACTCAGCCACCCGCTTAAACAAATCTAAAGAGCCGTATTTATCAATATTAAAATAGATATTGTTGTTTAAATTGTCTGTCATAGGCACAACATAATCAGGCGCCTGTCTTTGAATTGGTATATCTTCAAATATTCCCATGTGTTTTCTCCTTTACCATGCAAAACCACCGTCAGCGTCCAAGTTATCCCACACATAATAAGCGTTTAATACCGCCAGTACAGGGTCTATCTTGTCAATAGCCTTTTCTTTGTTTGGATAGATGTTATTGTTAGCGTCTACTTTAACACGAACATTGTTTAGAGACCACGCCAACAACAAATCTTTAATATAGAACTCCCCAGCCCCAATAGATGACTTGATAACCTTTAATGGGTTTGATAGGGTTGACACATTTGGTCTAATCTTTTGAATCATACCCTCGCCATACTCTTCGACAACTCTCCTATGAAAGTCTTTAGAGTACCAAGGGTCGCCACCGTAACCAATCGGCTGTAAATCATTTTCTCGTAAGTAATTATCTACCCACTCGAATACCATGTCCTGATTGATCCTACTATCTCGAATAAGAGTTAAAGAGCCGTTATCAATTAACTTTATATAATTCAGTCGTTGAGCTTTGGTTGTTTTATTCTCGAACGTGTGTTCTGGTAACCAAGCGTGTGTTTCGACTTTCATATCACTGCCGTTTTTCCACAACATAGCCACAGAAGTTAAATCATCAACACCTGAGAAGTCATAGCCCACAGCCACTTCGTTTGAATACTCCTTATCTGAATCAATAAGTGCTTTTTTAATCTCGTCAGTTGTGAATAATGAATTAAACGCAGTCTGAGGTAGATTGAACGACTTAGCCAACACTTCCGATTGAGCTACTGGGTTGCCTATTGTCTTATCTAAAATATCACGCTTGATAATCATAGGGTCGGAAATTGCTTTAACAAACGGCATAGCTTTCTCATAAAGTTCAGGTTTTGTGACTTCCTCTATTGAGTCCATTTTGTAAATCATAGGGAACGTACCCCAATCTTCAATCTCCCCACTTAGAATCTTTTCCCAACGTCTATAATATTCATCAAACACTGAGTTTCTCACTTGACCATTTGTTGATATATAGAATGTTGTAAAACCTGTGAGCTTTCGTTTAGGAGCGGAAGACTTGCGAACGTTTTCAATTACGTTAACTGTGTAGCTATGGAACTCATCGAATATTGCCAATCGAACGTTTGTACCGTCCATTGTTTTATTATCCATAGCTCTTATTTCAATTTGAGAATTAGTCGGTTTGTACTTAATTTTACCTAAGATTGGAACTAGTCTCTCTTTTTGTTTTAGTATGTAAAGTAGTGAACGTTCATCACTTGCCATTT